ATACTGAAACCGCCCGAACCTGTAATCTTTTCTTACAGGTTCGGGCGGTTGCTTATTCGGCACGCTGACTGCTTACTGCATGACCATATGCCTGCCATTCCCTTAAATCGGCTGCATGTCCGTCGGCTGTTTCTGCCAGTCCTGCATATTTTTCAGCGCACTGTCCGAATAATAGCCAGCCTTGGGAATCTGACGCGCCATCAGATGCGGTGGCGGCGGTAGTGGTTGCGGGCAGGTTTCTGCTGCGATTTTGGGCGTCGGCGTAGTGGCGCAGGCGGTTAAGCTCAAGACGCATAGCGGCAACAGTTTTTTCAGCATTTTGTTTTTCCTCTTCTAATTTGGTTTGTCGTTCGGCAAACGCGGCGGATGCCTTCTGCTCGGCAGAACGTGCCTGCTTTGCCTGCTCGATATAGCCGTCTTTCAGACGATTCGAAATTTCGGCAGCAGCAGCCTCCCGTCCCATGCGGTATTTTTCGGCACGGTCGAAATGCCATGCGGTAAAAATCAGGACTATCAGCAGCAATACGCCTACCGGCTTCCAGTATTTCAATAAAATATCCATTTCAGACGACCTTTACTTTAAAACAGACAGGATTTCGGGCAGTTTCCACAAAAGCACGGTCAGCGGGACGGCTGCCAAAGCTGCCCACATAAACCGCCGCGCCCGCGCGGATTTGTCGATCAATTCAAGCATCTTGCGTATTTCCTTTCTAGCGTCCCTGCACTGCGCGGATAATATCCGGCATGTACGGAATAACGGGGAGCAGTAATATTGCAGTCCCTATCGAAAATTTTACCCATTTACTCTTAACCAGTTCGACCATACTCTCACTCCCTATTGCCTTGATTAATGCCGTTATTTCGGCTAGAATTTCCTTCACTTTCCAACACTCTCCATATTAAAGGGTGAACAGAAACGCCACGATGGCTCTAAACATCGCGGCGTTTCGCTTTTTCAGACGACCTCAAGGATGCAGCCCGGGCAGATACACGGTTTTGCCGTTTTTCTTGGTTGCGGTCAGTATCTGGTTGCGTTGCGGGCTGTTGCGTCGGAAACCGATGTGTACCCATGCGCCTTCCCCGCGCTCGGGAAATTCGAGTATCAACTGGTCGAATTTCAGCGCGCCTTCATCACGCATTTTGATTAACAGTTTGGCAAATGCCAGCGAGGTCATGCCCGATGCGTCGCAATCGGCGGCAAGTCCGTGTCGGTGTGCCGATGTCGGGCTGCCACCGACCAATTTGTTTACCCGCTCGCTGCGGAAGCAGCTTGTTACGATAATCGGGCGACCGACGTATTCGCGGATTTTTTCAAGCTGCTGTGCGGTGTAATAAATGTTGTCCATTTCGACGGGCGACGGTTCGTTCGGCACTCCTGCGCGACGAGCGGTTTCACTGCGTGTCAACTCGCGCAGACTGAAATTTTTGGTAACTTGCATTTCGGTTCTCCATGTTCTTTTCAAATAAAAAGCCGCCTAAACGACAGGCGGCTATCTCAATAATTCTGCATACAAAGTTTTGATACGAAAACGCCGCAAAGCTCTATATACTCCGCGACGTTTTACTTTTTTCAGGCAAACTATTTCAAACCATGCCGATGCTGCCATTTGACAACCCGTACCGAACGGCTGCCGAAATATACACAGGCGGCAATATCCATCATAAATTTGCCTAAGCTCGGCGTCAGCCCGTAAGCAAAGACTATGTAAAAGGTATAGATCGCTCCACCTAAAAAGGCGAGATACGCCCACGCCTCTGGCGACAATGCACTCCACTTGCGCCCATTCAGACGACAAATCATCAAGTACGCCGAAATCAGTGATGGGGCGGCAGAAAGAATCAAAAGTAATTTCATTTTTTCGGTCTCCACGGCAGAAGGTTCAGCAGCCACTCCACAATATCGTCTGCATGCTTTTCGAACGATGGCCAAACGGCGCGGGCAAATCTCAACAATACCTGCCACAACAAGCCGACAACGACGGGGGCAAAGGCATGTGCAAACTGTATGCGCTGCTCACCCAGCGACGGATGGCTGCCAACTACTTCGCCGATTAAGAAATGCGTCAGCGGTGGGGCAAAAGCGCCACCCAAAAGCCCGCCGATAACGATATAGGCCACTACCATCCAGCGGCTTTTCGGCTCGCTTATCATCGTTACCGCCGCCGAAGCCACCGCGCCCAGCACGACTGCATCGACAGGCATCCCCAACAGATGACCTGCGCCGACCACACCGCCGAAAGTGTAAACGGCGGCAGGGGTAATAATCGGTTCAGACATTTTCTTTTCCCTTATGCGAAGGTCGTCTGAAACTGTTTTTCAGACGACCTTCCGTGTTATGAATCAGATGGCTGCTTCAGGCAAATCGGCATAGACCAACTCCGCGCCGGTCAGGCTGTTGGCGGAAATAGGCTGACCGTAGGCATCGACCGCACCCTCTTCAACCGCCGCCACAACAGCCTGGTATGCCCAGTCCAATACATCCGTACCGCGCGGCGGCACGCCCGGAATATTCAACTGCATCGAACCGACCGAACGTCCGCGACGTTCAAATGTCGATTTGCGCACGTAGCTGTCTAACGACACCACATTAAAGCCGGTTGCATAATCCAGCGATATATGTCGGATGACGTGAAACTCGGCAGAACTGTCGGTTTCGGTATCGATGATTTCACGGTTGATTCCGACGATGATTTGATTTTTGTCTTTTGACATGATGGTTTCCTTTGGATAAAAAAAGACCGTCTGAACCATTCAGACGGTTTCGGTTTTGCAGCCGTATCTATTTCCGTTTCCGAAAATGACGGTAGAAAAGGATACAGGCTAAAAATAAAGGCAGCAGAAAGCGCGCATAGGGATACCACGGATGGTCTGCATGCCAGTATCCGTACCGTCCCTGTGGAACGGTATCATAGCGGTAACGGTCGGGGAAAAAGTTGATCCAAACCGTTACTGCCAGCCATAAAGCTATATCCCTGACTGCTTTCATTTACTTCTGCTCCTGTTTAAATTCCCAGCAATTCCATTTCAAAGCGCGAACGCCAACGGGATTGCGCGGTTACGATGCAGACTTTCAGACGGCGGTCTTTTGCAGTGTACTTTAACCAGCTTTCGTAAAATGCCTCAAGGACTTTAACGGCATTATTAACCTTGCTTTGCTTCAACACTTTAAACACTTCATCACGGGTTTTACTTTTCAGATAGCTTCCAAACGACGAATTCCCAAAAATAAGCGGAATTTCGTTTGGCGCAAGTTTGACAATACTTCCTGCAATACCGTCTGCCAACACCGCCATCGGCTTGATGCGCTCATGGCAGGTCGCAATTTCGTCAAACATCTTGTCCGCCATATCAACGACGGTTTCGGTAATTTGACCGGGCTGTACCTTGACAGCTCCGTCGAATAAAGCGTTAATGATTTTAACATAGGCTGTACGTTTTGCCTGATCCATAATAAACCTCCATAAAAAAAGCCCACCCTCAGGCAGGCAGAAAAAAGCCGCCCTTTCGGACGGCTAAAATTTAAACAATAAGACAGACGATACCCGATAAATCGCCCAGGGGCGAATAATCAAAATTGCCGCTAATGCGGCAGAGGATATGCAACGAATGCGCTGCACCATCGATACCCTTCTGGAAAGATATACTGCCTATCTTTGGCAGATGGAATGGGACGGAAAAACTGATAGGTATCCCACCGGAAATATGCGCAGACGGAATATCTATAGAAACCATCTGATTTCCCACACGGACATTTCGATTGAATCCACTCGTCCATGTACTGTATCTAGGCTCGCTCCTATGTTCTATCCTTTTCTCCGGAGACTGAATCGTAACCTCCCGCTGAATCACACCATCCATGTACAGTTGTAGGCTGACAACTGCACCGTTTTCTGCAACAGCAAAAACCGGCGGTACGATGACCGTCCGGCGTGCTTTTCGGCTATCAGGGATTTGGCATATCAATTCCTGATAACCTAATGGCGACTGCTTCAGCTCAAACGTCCTGACCGCCACGACATCTCCGATGATATTAGCGGCCTCCAAATCCACAGCTTCGATTCTCGCGCCGCGTATCGTACCGCCGTTGATCAGACCTGCATTGACGGTTGCACCATTCAACGTCGGCGCTTCGACGGTTAGGTTGGCTGCAAGATGCTTCGCCAAGACGGAACCTGAAGCAAACAAATCACCGTTCAACGCCTGCTTTGCCCTGCCGTTTTCGATAACGGTAACGAAAGCGGGCGTAACCGTCTTATCTTTCGGATCGACATAAGCAACTTTATCTGCCATCAGGAGGATTTCGCCGCTTCCCGTCTTTCCATCGGCTCCCACTGCAACCCCTGCAACTGCACGACGGCCGCCTGCTATTGCCTCAGTCTTCAGCGTGTACAAAGACTGTATTTTCCCTCCTATCTCTGCAACAGCAGAACTGGCCTGCTGAACTTTAGCCGACAAGGCCGTCAAAGCAGACGTATCGGCGTTACTGTCCTCCGGTGCAGGACTCCAGTCAGTTGCTACTGTGCCGCGCTCCAGTTTTACACCCGAAACCTTGATGGAATCAGACGTTTGATACCGCGCCTGAACGATGATGCCTCGGAGTGCCTTTACCTCTTTGGCAACCGTGTGTTTGGCGACAATACGCTGTTTCAGCGTTTTGGTCGTACCGCTGACGGCTTCATCGTACCACGCAGCAAAATACCCGATAGAGTTGTCGGCGTAGGTCACAGAAAATTCCGCGCCGATTCGTGGATATGGTTTGCCATAAGGCGATGTGGCGTTTAGCAGTTCAATATCGCAAGAGATAATCAAACTGTCGCCTTGCTTCAGATCCAAAGCAGCCGAAACGTCGATAGTAACGTTTTTGGTCTGATTATTCCCGCTAACGGTCAACACTTTGCCGGCTGTTCCTGTTGATAAGGCGTAGTTCCGGCCGCCGACTTCAACATTCTCCAGCTTCGCCGTCAACGTGTTGATTTCAGACGACCGGGCAGCATCATTTCGACTGACGGTTTCTGCAAGACGGTCAATTTTTGCCGATGCCGTATCCGAGTAAGACTTGGCATCCGCCAAGGCTTTATCTGCTTTGGCTTTAGCATCCGCCGCCGCTTCGCGCTTGATTTGTGCATCTTTGGCCGCCGCATCGGCAATTGCCGCAGCCTTGGCCGCATCAGACTTGGTCTTGGCATCCGCCGCCGCTGCCGCCTGTGCTGCATCTGCTTTGGCCTGTGCCGCTCTTTCTGCCGCCGCCTGTGCTGCATCTGCCTTAACTTTGGCGTCTGCCACTGCCGCTGCAACGGCCGCCGTTTTAGCATTATCAGCATCACGCTTCCATTCTGCCGACAATGCGTTGCGGGCGATAGTGGCAACTTCGTCCTTTTCCGCCTTGGCAGTCTGCAATCGTGTGATCTCTGCCTGATTTCCGGATGCTACTGCCTTAGCTGCACGAATTTCTTCGGTTTGTGCCTTATCGGTTTCAACCTGTGCTGCTTTATAGGCAGTCAATTCAGCCGATAAAGCCGATAACGCAGACGCATCGGCGTTACTGTCCTCCGGCGCGGGACTCCAGTCAGTTGCTACTGTGCCGCGCTCCAGTTTTACACCCGAAACCTTGATGGAATCAGATGTCTGATAACGTGCCTGCACAATCAACCCGCGGACGGCCTTCACATCTTTCGCCACCGTATGTTTTGCAACCAGACGACGCTTCAGCGTCTTCGGTGCATCTTTGACTGCTTCGTCATACCATGCGCTAAAGTAGCCTATCGTGTTGTCCGAATAAGTGACAGAAAGCTCAACACCGATGCGCGGATACGGTTTGCCGAACGTGGACGTCGCATTAACAATGTCGATATCACAAGCAATAATCAGCGCGTCCCCCTGTTTTAAATCCAAACTCGAAGACACATCCAATGCAACGGATTTGGTCTGATTGTTGCCGCTTACCGTAAGAACCTTATCCGCCGCAGCCGTCGATAAGGCGTAGTTCCGTCCGCCGACCTCAACATTCTCCAGCTTCGCCGTCAACGTGTTGATTTCAGACGACCGGGCAGCATCCTGACGCGTTACGGTTTCCCGCAATGTCGAAATACTGCTTTCTGCATTACCAAGTCTGACAGCCAGTGTTTCACGCGCCTGCGCCTCGGCTCTGTCGCCATCGGCACGGGCTTTTTTTTCGGCTTCCAGTCCTGCGGCGGTATTGCCTTGCGCAGACGTAACAGTTTGGATTTGCTGCGCCTGCTGCTCATTGACAGCTTCTGTTGCGGCAATACGCGTACCGATTTCAGATGACTTTCTGGCAAGCTCGGCAGTGCGGGCAGACGATTCCGCCTGTATTGCCGCCGTCCGCGCCCGTGCTTCCTCCTGTAAGGCTTTAGCACGTTCCGCTGCCTCTGCTGACACTTTCAATCCCGCTGCCGCAGCCATATCCCGATTCAGCGTATCTATCAGCTCCCTGCTTAATGCAGACTTCCCGATTGCCCCCTGAATCTGCTGCACTATCGGCGCAGGATTGTTGTCTGCCCTACCCTGTACGGCAGCGGTAAACTCCCCCGTATTTCCTGCAATATCACGAATGCGCACCCAGAAATAATAAACGTCGGCAACGCCGACGCCGGTTAAGGTATAGCTGTTTTGCGGATACGCCAGCGACGCAAGTTTCGTTGCCGTCTGAAGATTGTTGGTCTTGCTATACCACAGCTCGGAAACCAACTCGGAAACAACGGTTTGCGGCAATACCCAATCCACGGCCACAGACAGTGTTTTCGGCGTCGTCCTCAATCCGGTAACGGTATAGTCGATACTCCAAGCCTTAATCAACGGTGCAGACAATACACCCCGTGCATTACGGCCGCGCATTTCCGCCCGATAATTGCCGTTCGGCAGATTTTCCAGACGGATTTCCGCTGTCTGTGCATCAGGGATATGGCGGTATAGGCTGTTGTTACGGTAAATCTTAATATCGTAAGTTAAAACCTGACCGTTTGCGGCCAGGTTGTCCCATGTCATCACAACTGTCCCACCGTCGGTATTGACAGCCGCATCGGTCAACACAGGGGCGGTGTTGTGCAGCGTGGTAATTTCATGGTCAAAATGCGCAAAACTATCCACGGCAGCATATTTTTTCGGGTCATGCAGCAACGCGGTAACGGTATAAGTACCCGCATCCGTATTCTCTTTGATGCCGATGGCACGGTAGAGGCGCGGCTTGACTTTGCCGGATAAAACCCACGTATCGCCAGCCTGCAACGGCACCTCACGCTCCAAAGTAACCTTATTGCCTGCTGCCGCAGTTATCTTCGCTGATTTCAGACTACCGCCTTCAGAATAAAACACCAAGGCTCCGACCGCATCGGATACAGGCCGATCCAGCGTCAGCACATTGCCCGAAATGGCGGCAACACGTCCAGACAACTCTGCACCCGCGTATTGGTTGTCCATAATCTGCACGATGTCGTAAGGCAGATGCTTCAACCCCTCACGCCCGATTTCAAACGTTACGGCGTTCTGCTGCCGCAACTCAGTTTGCAGCGTCCATGCGCCGAAACGTGCCGCCTGCCCGCGCGAATCGCAGCCGAACGCAGTAATCTGCTTGATATTCAAACCATAGCGGGCGATGGCTTCGTTGTCGGCTACATATTCTGTTTTAGCGCGATAGCCATCGTATTTGTCTATATACTGCACATGAACAGCAGTATGAATGGACTTCAACGCTGCACCCGCATAATTAAACAGGCCGTCTTTAACATTGGCATTGGTATATTGCGCCACCGGATCGGCGTCGGCATCCATGACGACGGATACTTGCTGTCCGTTCCAAACCGGTAAACCGGTAAAGACGCTGGCAAGATTGTTCAAAAATTCACCTGCCTGCATCAGGTCGGTAATGTAGGCATTGCAGACGAAACGCGGCTCTTTGCCGCCGAAGCCGTCATCGACCGGCTCGTCGCAATATTTCCCGATTTGGTACAGACTCCATTTGTCTATGTCTGCCACATTCAGACGACGTGCCAGCGTGGAAAATCTCGACTGGGTCAGCACATCGTAAAAAACCCATGCCGGGTTGTTTGTCCATGCGGTTTTGAAACTGCCATCCCATGTTCCACCCGTATATTGGCGGGTTTCAGGATTGTAATTGGACGGCACTTTGACCAAGCGGCCTTTCATCAAATAATTGCGACGCGGAATCTGATTCCCGAATTGCGCCGAATCAATCGACAATGCCGCAAACGCGGTATGCGGATAGCTCAATTTCGCATCAACGATTTCAACGTAGGACGAAAAATAGGTATTGTTGCTGACCTTATCGGTCTTGGAATCAGGCGAAATTCGGAAAACACGGATATTGAACGGCACTTGCGGCACCACATCAAATTCGACATCCTGATAATATGTCCCGCTGGATTTTTCATTGAAACGCACCTGATTTGATGCCTGCACACCATTGCTGTTTATCAACTCAACACGCATTAAGGTATCAGCAGGCACGGTGTCGCCATTGTCTTCAACCTGCGCATTCCGCTCGACAGCGACCGTAATCCGCAAACGGCTGACCAATTCGTCGGTGACGGCGCGAACAATCGGCTGATTCTGCTTCACCGCAGCCGAAACGGCTACGGTGCGCTCGGAAGCATCGAAACCCGGAACATAGGACTGGTCTTGCTCGCCACGCTGGAAATAACCCGTAACTCCATTAAAATTGTAGCTGCCGTCGGAGTTTTGGACAGGAGTGTCATCAAAATACACGCTTTTGAACGGTGCATCATCGCCGTTGGCAAACCCCGAAACCACACCTTCGGATACCGCATCAATAATCCGCAGCGACTGGGCGCTGGATAAACTGTTTGGGGCTTCATAAGGTGTCCGTTGTCCTCCGCCCGATTTGCCGCCCATACTATTTCCTTTCCTGATTCAAAACCTTACTTCACGGTATTCAGAATACCGATCAAAGCCCAAAAATACACAAACAAAAACAGACACGCCGCGAAGTTTGCCCCTTCGCGGCGTTTCGCTTTTTCAGACGACGTTTCAGCCCGAAAACGCCGCCTTATAATTGCGCGCCCGCACGCTGTCGTCTGAAAAGTCGGTACGGTATTTCTGCCCGTTCGGCGCGGTTGCTGCTACACCTTGAACGAATGTCTTGGACAAACCCAAATTCAACACCGCACCTGACGAAGCCGCCGTCGATGACGGTTCGATACGGCGGGACTGCACACCCTGCGATACAACACGGCTGCCGCAGTAGCAAAGCCCGTAAGCCAACGGCACAGGGCGACCCTGTGCCGCTGTATTGGCAAGGTTGGAAAAAGCAGAATTCTTACTCTCTTCCACCCCCTTGCCGCCGGCATTCAATTTGGGCTGCTTGGTCAACATTTGGGCGACACCGCCCGCTACCATGCCGATACCGACGGCGATAAGCTGCGTACCACCGGCCCAACTCGTAAACGCGCCGACTACAATCAAAACCGCTCCGATAACAGTTTGAATCAACCCGCCATTTTTACCTGCACCCTGTACGCGCGGAACAATGTGCAATACACCGTCAGCAGGCCGTCTGAACACGCTACTTATCGTTTCTTCCGACTGGTCTTTACCGTCAAACCGCACCTGATACACCCCGTCCCGAATCCGCTGACGCAAGCCTTTGATTTGGGTAAACAGAGCGTGCAGGGCTTCGGCGGGCGTCTCGACGTGCAAAACAAAACGGCGGCCGTATTCGCGCAGGCCGCCGTACAGACAAACAGTAATCATGCTTGCTCCTTATGGATGTTTCAACACACAGGACGACACATAAAGCGTCGCCCTATGTGCCGTCCTGATTTGGAAGGGGTTACGCCCCTCCCAAATAAATTCTGATTCTACCGCCCTAAAGGGCGGGGTTTCAACCGAAAGGAAATACGATAAAATCGTTCTCAAGTGCCTGCATCATAGCCGGCTCGAAATCGGGATGCCGCCAAACGCTGTGCGTAACATCCGCCCAATAGCGGGTATAAGGTACACGGCAGCTCAATTGATTATAGGCATGGTGCAGCATCCAGTCGTTGCCCAAATACAGGACGGCATGGGACGCATGCCCGCCCGTTGCCGTCAAGACCACATCACCGGCGCAAAGGCTGTCTGAAATACGGAAAAACCCGCAATTTTCCAAATGCTTTTCCAAAAAGTCCGCCGCCGCGTCCTCATCTATATCACCGCGCGGATGGTCGGGGAAAACCAGCCCCATCAACATGAAGGCATCGCGCACCAGCGTGCCGCAATCCGTCTTGCCGTATTCGAAGACACGCCCGCGCAAATGCGGAACGGGGCGGAACAGTTTCAAACGACCTTGTGTAACCAAAATCCAAGGCAAGCCCGTTTCGACCTGCATCTGTCTGTCCGCACCCGATAAAAACGGCTCGCCGCGCGGATGGGAATGCACGACTGCCACAATCTCGCCGACGCGCTCCGCCGCCATCCAGTCGTCAGCGGAAATCTCAAAGGTTTCATGCGGGCTTTCGGCGCAATTGGACAAAGGCAGAAACTCATAGCCTTCATAACTGAAAACCAAAACCCCGCACATTTCAGACGGTACGGCTTCTTCAGCACACGCCAGCATTTTGCGCCGTACTTCTTCACTTAACAAATTCAAATCCATCATGTCGTTACCTTGTCGCTAGACGGGAAACCGCCGAACGGCAAAACCGCCGTCGCACCAAACCGCGCCCTACATCCTGTCAGTGTTTTGCTGCATACGTCTTTGGACGCATCGTCCGTGGGCATATCGAAACGGTCGGCAACCGCACGCCCCGTATAACCGCACCCTTCGCCGCGATACTGCCAGCAGCAGGTATTTGCCAGCATAATACGGGCAGGAATGACCGAACCATCCGATTCAGACGGCGCGGCGAGTTCAAAGGTTGCCGTTTCTGCATTCAATGCCGTCATCCGTTCAACCAAATATTTGCCGACGACTTCCTGCATCGGGTCTGCGGTCGGATTGCGCCCGGACTGGAAATTGACCGCATCTAAAAACTTGGCATAGGTTTGACGGCGCACAACCAGTACGCCGACGAGCTGACCGAACTGATCCGCCGCGCCCGTAATCAAACCCAAGAGATTCGATACCGTCAGCGTCGGACGGTTGCCCGCGCCTTGCGAAGTTGATTCAAAGCCGTCAGCCTTAATCGGATAAGGCTCATATGCCTGTCCCTGCCAGACAACCGCCGTACCCCGCTCGTTGACCTGATTGCAGAAATAGAAAACCCGACCACCCAGCGGCCGCAAGTCCACTTGCCACAAATCGACCAAAACATCCTGCTGCGCGGCAGACAAGGCTTGCAGCATCACGCCCGACATGGCCTTTATACGCGGATTCATGAAAACACCTCCTCAAACGTACAGCTCAATTCGTAGGCTTTGCCACCCTTCGCCGTTTCCTGATATTCCGATACCTTGACCAATACAGGCACGCCGTCGGGCGGTCTCCAATTAAACGGCTCAACACCGCGCCGGGCATCAAAAAAGGCTTTGATTTCTGCCATCAAAGCCTTTTGTCCGACTATCTTGATCTCCCAGCTTCGCAGCTTCGGTTTCAAAGATTTAGGCTGCCGTTGCTCGTAGCCGTCGCCAAAGCGGACGGAACGGACATCGAATTTATGTACAGCCTTATTATCCGAAGCAACACGCCATCGGAATGTTTCAGTCATGATCGGTTCCTTTCAGACGACCTATTTATGGTAAGTACCGTTTTCACGGTACACATTCTTGACATACCACTGTTCCACCATGCCCGGTATGGCGGCGGCAAGATGCTTCGCCATCTCCGTATCGGCACTGCTGTCCGATTCGGTGCTACCGTCCCGATTTATAGTGATGTTGACCTGCATGCCTCCAGCCCCGGTCGAACGGACTCCGGTCAAAACAGACGGCAGTCCTACTGCACCGCCGCCGGCATAACCATTCAACCGCAGCCGCTCGACAGCCGCAACGCCGCCGTGATTACGTACGTCCCGCTGGGAAAATACGACTTCGCCTTTGTGAACAATGCCGGCAGGCTCATACTTCCCGCCGTAACCGGTATAACCGCCGCCGGAAAACAACGCGTCGAACTGCGTACTCCCACCGCCGACAATACCGCCGTCGGCATAACCCAACGCCGACTTCATTGCATTGACAATCGCCATTTTAATCAGCATTTTTGACAAATCCTGCAAAATGGAAACAGTCAGGCTTCGAAAATCAAGTTTGCCTGTGGCAACAAAGTCTGCCAGCGCATCCCCCATTTTGTCGAAGGTTTGTACGGTGGCATTTTCCATCGCCTGCCTCATTGTTCCGAATGAATCGATGTAGCTTTTCAAGCCGGACTCGATACCGCCGCGCCAATCATTGTCGCTGTCTGTACGCGCCTTCTGCATTTGAGAAAGATTGCTCATCCCTTCCGCCTTGCCGCGCTCCAATAAATCGATACTTTCCAACGGCGCACCTTCTTCACGGGCTTTCGCTATCTGTCTGTCCCACAGTCTCGCCAGCGTCAGTTTCTCGATTTCTTCACGGGTTTTGCCGATAAGCGAAATTTCAAACAGCCTGTCATCCAACTTGTCTTTCGAATCGTCGGTCATTTGCTTCACTATGTCGGAATATTTTTTGGAGGCGGCCGTCAAACTATCCTGCGCGTCGGCCTTCTCCGCCAGCTCGCGGGCATCGGCCTGCTGCTTCAGCGTCCATTCGCCGAAAGTCGGGTCGGACAACAACTTCAACTGTTCGCCGATGGCGCGGTTGCCGTTTAAAATTTCCAGCACCCGCTTCGCTCCCGCCTCCGCCGCCCGACGGTTAAAATCCTCGTGCCATTTTTCGTAGCCGGAAAGAGGTTCTTTCTCCACTCCCTTAAACAACCCGAGGTGCGCCATATTTTTCACCTGGCCCTCAACACCGCCGGCAAATCGCGCAGCCGCCTCTTGAGAACGCCAGTTGAAATGCCAGTGGTCGCCGGTTGCTACCGTACCGTTTTTATTGCGCTGTCCGGCAAGTTCCAGTTTAAGGTTAAAATCCTGCCCGTTTTTAAACCCCAACGACTCAAGATAACGGGTCATTTGGGCGACAACTTCCTGTTTCTGCTTCATCCCCATACTGGGAGAAGGAGTAGCATCAAATGCCAATCCACTGTTATGCAGGCTGTTTTTCCCAATGTGGTATCGATCTCGGAAGGCGCCGAAACGGAACAGACGGTCTCCCAGCATCTGCTGCATGGCATGCGCGAAGGCATATGTCCCGCCTAGCGCTTTGCCGCCCGCTTCGGCTCCCGGTTTAATCCTCAAGCCGTTCGAAACAGTGGGGTAGCTCGTTTTATCCGTTTTTTCTTTCTGTTGGACGTGTCTTTTATCGGCATAACTCTCGTTAATCCGCCGTCTGTTGGTGGCGTACTCGTCAATAATCACCTGCCGTTTTTTCGCATCCGTGATGCCGTCCAACGCCTTTTCCAGTGCTTTGTCGTTTTTCTGCAGTTCGCGTTGCTTTTGCTGCTCTCGAGTGGCATAACGTTCCGAAATAGCCTTCAATTCGGCCTTACCTTCGGTTTGGTTTTGGTTCTGCTTCTGTTTCTTCCGCAAAGCTTCAGCAGCGGCTGCATCCTTGTCGATTTCGGCAAGCAACCGGGCACGCCGCGCATAGGCTTCCTGCAGCTTACGCTCGCCCTCTTCACCCCAAAACAATTGTGTAACCGGATGTTTCTTGTTGGTTTCGATTTGGGAAATAAACGAATTCAGCGCGGCAATTTCATCCAGCTTGGTCTTGTCCCTACCTATGGATTTAACAGCATCCCATACCTCCGACGCACTTTCTTTAATATCCTTCCACGCCCGCTCAATCAACCCAAGATTGCCCAGTACGCGTTTTGCCATATCCTCCGACTCTTCGGAGAATTTCCGCTGCACCAATGCAACCGCGTCCTGTTCCCGACCTTGTGCCTGCAAAGCCTTGACCTGCTCGTAAACATCGGCAGTCATTGTCCGGTAGGTGGCTGATAGGGACACCACGGCTTTCAGCGGGTCTTTGGCGATTTCAGTATATTTCTCAACCAAATCGTCAATACTTTGTCCCGTTGCCTGCGACTGGAGGGTAATACTCCGTGCGAACTGTTCGTAATTGTCCGCTGCAACCTTGCCGCTTGAGACCAAGGCCGTAATTGCAGCACGCGCATCAGCATAGCCGCCCGTCGCTGCCCCGACCGAAACAGCGATTTCCTGCATCCTGTCTGCAGTAATCCCTGCTGCATCTCCGGCAAGTATCAAGGCTTTACGGTATTCGCGCGATTCCTCCGCACCCTGATACATCGCATAACCCAATGCCGCAATGCCGCCGCCCAACCCTGCAACAGCAAGGCGCATAGGGGAAATGACCGTGGCCAGCCCCTTAAGCATACCGCCGAAGCCGCCATACATATCACGCAACTGCCCACCCTGTTGCATCATGATCAGAAACGGGCTTTGCCCGCCTGCAAGCTGGGTAACGATGTCGGTAATTTGTGCCGGGGTCTGCCGCAAGGCATTATTGAACTGCTTGACAGACTGCGTAGCGCGATTGGTCTGCGTATTATGCCTGTCCAATTGGGACAGTAGCGGATTAAGCCGTGCAATATCGATACCGCGCTGGCGCGCAAGCTCTTCGTAATATTCTCGGTTTGCCTTACCGCCTGCAATCTTAACGGCTATATCGCGACGGATGGCATTTTCCAGAGAAGCCAAAGACCGTTCCGTCCGCTTCGATGCCGCCGACACTACCGTTGACGATTTCTCCGCGCCGTCGCCACTGTGTACCAATCCGTCAGAAATACGCCGCCCCTGGGAAGATGCCACGTCCCCCAAAGACTTGATGGACTGTTTTGCCTTTTCTACGCCGCTGACGACACCGCCTGTTTCGGCGGTAATATAAATCTTGGTTTCGTTATTCATGTTCGCCTGCCCACATTGACAACACTTCAAGCTCCATCATGCGGACTTTCTCCAACAGTGTTTTCCGTTTCTTCGGCTTGATATTGCCGCATTCCATAACCGCTGCAACGGCGGAATAATCCAACCCCGTCGCACCCGACATTCCGATACGCCACTGCGTCGATACTGCAATAAACAGTTGCACCGCCTGCCAGTTGCACGGCCATACGCCAAAAGTGGTCTCCTCTTCTGAAAAATCGTCCGCCGAAAATCCGAATACATTCAATTCCGCCGCGTCAGGCTGCTTCTCATAAAGCGCACGCGCGGCGGCAATCAGTTTCCCTCGCGGGCATTGAAGACTTCCTCAACATAGCCGTTGACGACGGCAAACACCGCCATCGGATAGCTATCCAGCAGGATTTCGACATTCTGCCGGTCGAATGCTTCTTCCAAATCCCAGCCTTGAACACAATCCAAGACGGTATCTGCCGTCCAGCCGTCTTTATGCTTTTCGGTAAATTCTTTCATTGCCTTGCGGCCGCGCGCCTTAAATTCAAATTTGACGTCCGCAGGTTCTGCACCGGGAACAGGGATTTTTACGGTATGTCGGAAAGTCGCATCAGGCTTCAAAGTGAGTTTTGCCATTTCAATACTCCAAATAAATAAGGTTGCCCGAGCAACTCGGACAACCTTCATATGCCGATAAAATCAATAACGGTTTACTTCGCCGGAAATGGCGTAGGACAATGTTACCGCCATTACTTGGTTACGAACCAATTCGGGGGTTTTATTCATGCTGGGATAACCGTTATAGCAAATCAGCCCACCACCTTTCAAAACCACTTTCAAAGGCCACTTGCCGCCTTTATCGCTGCATTTTGCAGCCGCCTTGTAGCCGGGCAACGAAGTATCGTCAGCGATCTTAATCGACATTGACATAGCTGATTTCGTGGACGGGATTTGCTGGTCAAAATCGTCCTCCAGAAAACCAAAATCTACATATTGCTGCTCGCCGCCACTGGTCGAAAATTCTACAATTTGCGAAACTTGCACCCAATCGGTAATTTTCTGAACAGCACCGATACCGCTGCCTGCCGGAAACTCATCTGCATTGGAAGTATCAATGCCGGTCAGCTTGAATGTATCGGTTTTGACATCGCCAATCTGGAAAACGCGTTCATTCAACTTTCCCCAGCCGCTTTTAAACAAAACCAAATCGCCGTTGGCAAACCCGTGTCCTGTTACCGTCAGGACGCATTCGGCAGCATTAGTTGCCACCGTAACTTTTTTCTCCGCCGCCAAAGCGGTCGCAATGTGAACGGTCGCACCGTTCGGTAATTTCACTGCCATACTTCAACTCCAAATTAAAGGCAATCTGAAATCAGACTGCCGTATCAAAATAAATTGCCTGCCATCCTTGCTGATAATAGACGGTAACGGCTTCGCCGCTTTCGTCAGAATCGATATTCAGCAAATCAGGTACCAGATTTTCCAAATCACCGACGCCCAAATCGGAATGTTCGGCAAACAACTGCCCAATCAAAGACAGCATCTCTTCCGCCAGTTCGTCCGCGCCGGCAGCAGCCTGCACGCAAACCAGCGTAACCAGCCGCACCGTATGCCGGTAGGTAGGCGGAAAATCAAACGTTTCCTGTTCGGTTCGGCGACTGTCAACGTACACCACAACACACGGCAACTGCGATTGCGCAGGCGCGAAACCACGCCCGGAATACACGCGCTGGAATTTCGTTTTCAGCACATCTGTCGCCGCATTGCGGATTTCAGTAAGTCGGCTTGTCATGTATCGCCCTCAATTGCACAACAACCATCCCGCAGCCGTCAAAATCGGTTTCCGCCACCGCATAACGCTTGCCGCGCGCGATAACATCCACCGACTTCACGTCTTCAGGCAGGTCATCTTCGGTTATGATGATTTGCGGGTCGGCATTTGCAACAGCAATACCGAACCCGCTATCCGTCATTGCCTCACGGTCAAATATCGCATTTACCGACTTCCCGCCAATCATCACGGTTTCACCGAAATCGGCAGGATTGGTAAACACGTTCAGCGGCTCGTTAAACACTGCCGTCCTCGCCGCCCTCACCGGATACGTTGCCGCTATCTTCATCTTCGCCGCCATCGCCACCAGAGGATTCGGCCTCTTTGGCAGGCGCTTCTACTGCCCAACCTTCGCGGATATAGACAGCCGCCGCCGATTCGTCCACCGAATATTTTTTCCCTGCGGCAAACGTCTGTTCACCATCGAAAAAACTACGGGTCGGGATAATTTTGATTTTTGCCATTTTTAATACCTCAATTAATAAGGTCGTCTGAAATTCAGACGACCTTGGGTTTCACAATCAAGCAGCCACGATGTCTTTAATGGCGGCAAAGGATTCGACATGACGGACGGCAATATCCACATCTTGCAACGTGGTGATGCGTACCGCGCCCGCAGTAGACTTGGTGTACGGATCAACAATCACATCCAAAACGCCCCAGTGTGCAATCATCAGATCAGACCAGTTACCAAAAATCAGCGGGCTGCATTTGTTGGCCGCCGTGCCTTTGGTCAGGTTGGACGGAATTTGGTTTGATACCGCGCAACGGTAGCCGTTCAACGGCGTTGCGCCGTCCTGCCAGATGTAGCCGGACACGCCGTCGGCCTTCAGCTTGGTTTTCAGCAAACCGCGCACGCGGGCATTGGTGATGTAGGCCAAATCGCCGATGTCGGCATTGGCGGCGGCAATGGCACTTTCCAAAGCGACGATATGCTTCCATTCGGGCGCACCGCCGTTCGCACCGATTTCCACCGCGCCGATGCCGGCAGTGTTCAGGATGCCGGTCGGTTCGTTGCCGGTACCTTTGCCGTTGATGGCCGCCAAGTCGATACCCAGCATCATCGCTTTCAACAATTCGCTGCGGGCGAACTGTTCGGCAGACAGCGAGGATTGCAAAATGAATTTGCGGCTCAATTCGGTATTGGCGGTAACGGTTTTCGGTTTCAGGCTCATTTGTCCGAAAGTGGCGTTCGATTCGGTCGCACTGCCGTTTTCATCCACCCATTGAACGGTGTTTCCGGTCAGGTGTTTCGGAATGGTGATGTCGCCGACCAAGCCGTCCAGTACGGTGGCGCCCAACTGGGCAACGGCAAGTCGGTTGCGCAGCAGTTCGATGAACAAGTCTTCGCGGAAGTCGTTTTCGATGACGTTGCCGCCGTTTGCCGCATTGCCTTTGCTGTAAGCGCGGGCAATCAAATCAGTCGGCACAAAGAAGCCTGCCGCTGCGCGACCATGTCGTTTTTCCAACTCTTCCGACACTTCGCGTTCCAAGCCCGCTTTGTCCCATTTGCCGGTTGCGGCGGCAGACATGGCGCGCAGAAGGGAAAATTCACGCTGTTCCTTATCCGTCATGCCGATTTCACCGGCGGTAACGGTCGGCTTCGTCTGCATGTTTGCCATGATAGCGGCGCGTAATTGGGCTTCACTGCCACCCTCTTTAATAACCTTTTCGGCGGCTTCGATACCGCCGTGGGCGGCGTAACTGCGACCAATGGCCAACAGTTCGGAAACGCGGGCGCGTTCATTCTGCATACCGCGTTCGGCAGTGTTGTTGGTATCGGTTGCTGCGATGGCAGGGATTGCAGCAGCGGGAGTTTCCACCGCAGCGGGAATTTGATTTTTATCCATGTTTCGATTTCCTTTTTCAGGGGTTGGGTTTACAGGGTTTTCAATAAATGGTTCCGCCGATCTGCCGACACCAACTGTCGGGTCGGCCGGAACGGTTACAAAGCTGATTTCATACGGCATCCAGCGGGTAACGATGTAACGGTAGTCCTCATCGTCTGCATCGGGATTGTCCAATACCATGTCTTCCACGCGGTAGCCGACGCTGATATGGCGTAGGATGCCGTCTTGCACGTCTTGGAATTTTTCCGCCGCTTTCGCACCGTTGCCAAAACGTACCAAGGCACGGCCGCGCTTGTCGGCATCAATCCAAGCACGTTCGATGACGCCGATTTGGTCGCTCCAGCCATGATTGAACAGCACCGCGCCACCGTCGTTCAGACGGCTCAAGTCAACGGCACCCGCCGCATGACTTAATACTTCTTCGCCGAACCAGCGTTCTACCGGCTCTTCGCTGGAAAACGCCACTTCGACCGTCCGTTTTTCAACATCAACACTTTCGCGCTGAAATACGGCAAAGCGGCTCATTTGCTGCATTTGCGCCTTATCAGGCTTCATTTTCTTCATTCGGGCTATCCTCCGATTCCGGTTCTGCCGCCGATGCGGCCGGTTTTACGTCGACAATGATTCCTTTTCCTGCCAACATCTGGTTTTCCTGTTCGATTTGGGTAATAACATCTTCAAAATCCAAACCCATTTCCGCGCAAATATCGCGGCGGGATTTGACCGTCAGCGCCACCGCCTCTTTATGCGCATTAATATCTTTCAGCGGGTCAACCCACGACCAGCGGCGCCCCTGCCAGTTGCAGGCCTTGAACTTGTCCAGCTTGCCGGCAGGCAGCGATTTGCCGGACGGCATCTTGATTGCGCCCATTAGCAACGCCGCCTCAATCCAGCGGTCGAATACGTCATACAAGAACGCTTCGGCAAACCAGTTTTGCAACGTCATCCATGTGTCGCGTTCCTCCAGCGTCCCGCTGCGGATACTGGAAAAGTTCACGCCCTCAAGGTCGTTCGCCAAACTGTGATAAGCCACGTTCAAACCGCTGGCGATACCGCGCAGGCTGGCTTTAACGAATGCGTCGTAATTGGCGTGCGGGTAATCCGGGTCGAACGGCGTAAAGTCGTAACCCTGCGGCAGTTCGTGAAATGTGCCCGGCTCGACCGAATCGATTAAATCGATGCTGCCGCGCCCGTTATCGACCTCTTGCCCGTCAATCGGCGGCATGAAGTTGTCGGCGTCTTCCGTCTGTTTGAAAAAGCCCATTTTCGATGCGCCGACACGGGCGGCGATAATGGCCGCTTCCTGATAGCCCGACAGGTTTTGCAGACCGATGATGGCCGAAGCCACCCACGGAAAGCCGCGCCGCTGCTCTGGGCGGTCGTGCAGGAAAATATGGCTGATTTGCTCCGCCGGCACCCGTTCGCGTAAATTGCCCGTATTCGTCTGTCCGTATGATTCGCCCGGATGCGCCGTACGCAACCAGTACGCCACAGGACGGGAATAGCTGTTTAACTCGACACCCATGCGCACGGCGTTGCGCCCGTTTTGCTGCGGAACGTTGTATCCCGTATCCAAACGGTCAATATCCAGCACCTGCAACGCATAGCCGTAATCATTGTCAAACCCTGAAATATGACGAATCAGCACTTCGCCGTCCCGCGCCACGCTGCGAATCAGCAGCCGTTGCAGGTCGGTAAAAGACATCTGGCCGGTAACGTCGCACACCCCGCGCCGCGCCCAGCGGGAAAACGCTGCTTCGATGGCTTTGTTCGCCAAGGCATCGGGCTTGTCGGCGTTATCCAGCAAAACACGCATTTGCAGGGCAAAACCGTCGCGCCCGATAACGTTACTTTCGACCATGTTCAAAAACTTGCGCATGTAGTCGTTGTCGCGAGCAAGGCTGCGGGCGCGGGCGCGCAGGCGGTCAAGGTCTGACCGCGCCAAAGCGTCCGCCGACCAGTTTTGCGGCTGCCACGAAGCCAGCGACCCGACCGGACGCGCTCCGGCAAAGTTGCGGCGGGCTGTTTTCGGGGCGGCTTCCCGCCCGCCGAACAAACGCGCAAAAAAACCGCGCTTTTGCGGCGCGGCATTTGATTGTTTTGCCATAGCTCATCCTAAAATCGCGTGATGATACGGCCTGAACGGCGCGGAGAAATACCCGCCGCCGCTTCCAGCCGCTTGATTTCCTGCTGCCAGAACCGTATCTGCTTCAACAAATCGGCAAGGCTGGAAAATTCCATTTCGCGGTCTTTGATTTTGTACCGCTTGGTCATGCCCCTGCCTGCCGCATGTTCCTTGTAGGCTTTTCGAAGGCTGTTCAGAATTTCTCGCGCTTCTTCAAGCTCTACCGCATACTCATTACCGTTCATTTTCAGACGGCCTCTTTTGCATAAAATTTACTGACGCCTTGCTCAAAACGCTCTTCCACCAAGCCTTCCTCAATCAGCGTATCAATATCGCGGCGGGCAAAAATCCAGCCGCTCCACTTCTGCTTTCCATACACCTCATTGGCAACACCGGTCGATGTGCAACCCGGATGCGTCCGAATGTGTGATAGAACCTGTTCTTTTTCATTCATGGTTATAGCCGTATAAAGGCCGTCTGAAATCTGCTGTTCAGACGGCCTTTTTCTTGGTTTGCACTTAAAAGGCGGCCGCAAACCTTGGCCGCACCCTCTAACTTCGGGCAACGTCGTATCAAGCCCTAATCTGAAATGTAGCAGAAAAGCGTTTTCTGACGTCCGGTTGACGCTTAACCGGCTGGACAGCCATCTATTCAGACGGCCTGAATCAATAATTGGTAACAAAGTTACCGCCCTTACGGCGTCTGGTTGCCGCAAAACCGCTGCCGCTGTCCGCCTTCGTTTTTTCCTGCACCTTTTCGACGGGTTTTGGTTCGGCAAACAATTCCGACTGCAACAGCGCGTTTTCGTATAACGCCCATTTTGCCGCCGACATGGTATGCGTGCCGACCGAGCGGGCGGCATGCAGGGCATAGACTTCGCAGTCCAACGCCTCGTTTCGTACGCCGACTTTCTTCTGCCAAACCTTTTTGTGCTTGTTCATGCGGCTGGGTACTTTGACTTCGCTCAACAACTGGCCGCAGTAATCGGCGCGGACATCTTTGTAAAAGTGCATCCGCCCTGCCCCGCTTCCTTCCAGATTGATTCGAGCGTGCTCGTCTATCAGCAAGTCTTTCGCCCGCGATACGCCGACGCTGTACACCTGCACGCCGAATTTGTCGGCCTTGGTGTTTTTGTGCTTCAAGTCAATCGCCCGCGCCCGACTGAAAATCTCTTTATCGGGGTTGGTGCTGCCCTTGACCGCCATCACATTCACCGCTTTCACGCCGCGGCAGCCGCGCACAAAGTGATACACCGCGTCGGAGGTATTGCCGTCCGAACTGTCTATCGATACCGCCGCGATTTTCATTCCCGCGCCGGTTTCGTGTTTGTAGGCCGTCTGAAAAATCATCTCGGCCAGTTTGCGCCACACGTCGGATTTGACGTCCACCGTGTTGCCGTGGATTTCGCCCCACCAAACCAGCCAGCTTTCCTCGCCGCGCCCCCATGCGCGGATGATGACGGCCAGCCGGTCATGTTGCACGTCCACGCCCATAGTCAGAATCAGACCGCCGCGCGGAACGGTGTTTTCGGCGTAGTCTTCGCCGCGTTCTGCCAGGTCGTCTTCCTTCACGCCGTCATTGGTCATTTCGAACGGGATTCCGATGGACGAATTGACGAAGGCAATCATCGGCGATATATCGCCGTTGTCCGCTTCGTATTGCGCGGTCAACCATTTTTTCATCAGTTCGGAAAACACACTGCCGGGGAACGGGCTGTATAGCTCGTTCAGGTAAAAACCTGCCGTGCCGTGAAAAGGCGCGGTCGCCTGCCACCAACCGCGACGCACATTACGGTTTTTCTGCATGTCGTTCCACACCGCGCCGCAGTTCGGACAGGTGTAATGCGCCGTTTCCGGCAGCTTTTTGCCGAAAACGGGATGGTTGCCGTTCGGGTCTTCGTCGCAGGAAAGGTAATCGAAGCTCAACACATGGGCTTCGCCGCATTCGTGGCACGGCACCATGCCGACACGCTTATCCGACAACTCCATTTCGGCGGCGATTGTCGAGACGCCCGCAATAGTCGGCGTGCCGCCTAATACGATTTTCGGGCGGCGGTAGGTTTTGGTTCGCTCCTTCGCCAGCTTGATACTGTCGCCCTGACCCCGCAGGTTCAGGTTACAGTCGTCCGGCTCTTCCACACACACAATCGGCACCGGCGACGATTTCACACTGGCGGGGCTGTTACTGCCCACCAGCTTCAGAAAACCGCCGGGGAATTTTTTGAATAACTGCCGCTGCCCTTGTGCGCGGATACGGGTATCGACTTTCTCGCGCAAGGCGGGCGTCGCTTCGACCATCGGAACGAATTTTTCGTCCATGTACTCTTTAGCCGCCCCCTCTTTCGGGAACAGAACCAATATCGGACTGGGTTCGGCATCGATGGATTTGCCCAAAAAGTTACCCAGCACACCCGAAGTCCACGCCACTTGCGCCGATTTCTGGCAAACAACCACTTGCACGGACGGGTCGTCCAGCGCATCAAGCGGGCTGTTTTCCCATGCCAGATACGGTGTTACGTCCAAAACGTATTTGCCCGGTCGGGCGGCCTCTATGCTGGAAAGATAGCGGTACTTGTTCGCCCAGTCGCGGGTTTTAATCTTGCGCGGCGGTGCCCATTTCCGGCACGCCTGCCGCAACACCCGCGCCACTGTTTCAGCCATCCGCGCCTGCATGGTTGCGGCTGTCATCTCCATCGTTTTCTGCTCCGTAATTCGATAATTTTTCCAGCGCCCTGTTGATGTACGCCGCAATGATGTCAGGGTCTATTTCCACGCCCGACGTCGCCGTCAGTTCAGCCGCCAACTGCTCGGGCATCGTTAAAAATTCCGTCCGCGCCGCTAAAACATGGTCGCCCCATGCGCGCTCAAACATCGCGGCTGGCGCAAGCTGTCCTAATTTTTCGTCCCGCTCCAGTTCAGCCAATTCAGCCTTCACCCTGTCCAGCCGGTCGCGCGGCTTTTCCTTGTTCAGCCGTTTCAGTTCCCGCTGCAACAGCCAGCGGATAACCGCAACGGTATCGTATTCATTCGCAAGCCCGTTTTTATCTGCATAGGCCGCCACCGGTAGGCCTTCTTTCTGCCAGTTGGTCAAAGCCTGTTCCGTAACACCGACAATATCGGCAAGCTGTCTTTTATTCACTTTCATGTCAGTTCCTCATTAACCCAGCAAGCAACCCATACAAACCTGTCGCTTAACAGAAATCGCGGCTCGAATTACCCGCGTGGCTGAAAGTCCAGGAAGTACCTTATCGGGCTGTGGCTAATGCTTTTTCGAGTTCTTCGGCAAAGACTGCCTGCTGATTACTGACGACAGCTTGTTCAGCAACCTCAAAATACCGGAGACGTTTTTCATACTGTGCCGCTGACACATACACAACCAATGCTTTTACTTTTCTTTTTTGTCGCTTATAAATTCCCGGAGACAGTTTGCCGCGTCGTTTAAGTAGGGAGAAATGCGTCCCGTCGTTCAATCCGCGCACCATTGCCCGAAACGCAGCCAGCGTGATATTGCCGAAACGGTCAAGCCTTACCGCATCTGACGGCACAATCCGATACCCCGCGGGCATCAATCCCCGCGAAACCAGAAACGCCTCAATACCTTTCGCCCGACGGCTTCCACCATAAATTTGCGCCGTCAGATATTTGCCCGCGCTTCTATCCTTTGCACCGTCCTTGAAATCGACCACGGCGGTCAATTCCTCCTTGGTTGCATACTGTCTGACAAACAGACTGTTCAACGTCCACGGCTTCGGGTTGAAGAACGAATCCCTCATTTCATCTTGCAGATTGCCGATTGCCTGTGCAGCAAGTTTGTTCACCGCATTTTTAGCGGCAAACGGGACTTGTCGGCGCCGGACATCATCCAAGCGTGCGACCATTTTGCTGACATCGACACGAATTGCCGGCATGACATCTCCAAAAAGAAAGGTCGTCTGAAATTCAGACGACCTTTAATAACAGATAAGGATTCAACGTTTCAACACACAGGACGACACATAAAGCGTCGCCCTATGTGCCGTCCTGGTTTGGAAGGGGTTACGCCCCTCCCAAATAAATTCTGATTCTACCGCCCTAAAGGGCGGGGTTTCAACCGAAAGGAAATGAGATGAAAAAAAAGCGGCATCGCACCTGAACGCACGAAACCGCAGTTTTCCATAATTTAAACATTTCACTGCACGAAGCGCAAGCAGTTTTTAACAACCGTTTAACATCCTGCCCGCTTCACTGCCACTTAAAGCCACACACAGCAAGGCTTTAGCGTCTTTCAAATATTTGTAGAACAAGCGGACGCAGCAGCCGCACTTCTCTGCCATCGCCTTTTCGACGCTGACCTTCTTGTACTCGTCGCCGACACCGCCTGAATAGCGCAACAGCAACACCTCCCGATGGAACGCAGGCAATTCCTTCATCACCACCCTGTCCACCGCAGAAAACACCGAATCCGCGTCCACCCCATAAGGCAGCAACGGACGCGTTCCGCCCGTATTCGCATCACCTGCCATTGCACGGTTTGCCGCACTGGATGCATAACCCAGTCCGTTATCATCCCGAACCGAACGCCAAAAGCCCCAACGGGCAAGCAAATCATCAATAGTCATTTATCAGTCGATTTCTTCGCGCACCGACCATCCCTAGCCCCGTCGGAGTCCGCAGGGCTTTAATTTTTAAGCGCATATTATAACAAAAATGCCGTCTGAAACCCATCAGACGGCATAATCGGACAGCAAAAAATCAGCAGCAGGACAGCTCCATCACCGTATTTTTCAGGCGCGCCAATTCAAGCATCGCGCATTTGAAATCCTCGTCCGTCAAATTTTGGTTTTCATTGGAGAACATAAAGTTTTCGTAGGCGTCGCTGACTACCCTGGACAGGTTGATGATTTCGTTTGCCGCCGCGCATTCCGCCAGCCCGATTTCCGACGTATCGCCGTCGTATGTCAGCAGGCGGGCGATAGCAGATTTGTGGCTTTCCGCAATCTCGCGTTTTCTGCATTGGGCATCGCTTGAATCGGCAGGCTTCTTAGGAGCAGCAGACTGATTTTCTTCCGGCGCGGGCAGCGCATCGCAGTTCAAATCATATCGCGCCTCATCAATCAGGCGGCGCACTTCAGGGCTGCGGTCGATAACCATTTTCGGAATATCCTCAATGATACGGCGGATGACCAGCGACATTTTCCAGAAGCTCAGACTGATGACCCGTTTGCCCGTTTTCCCGTGGCTGTAATCGCGGAACGTATCCGGGTGCATCACACCGTTATCATGCAGCGCAGATTCGATGGTGAAGAATATTTTCTGCATCTCATGGCGCGCATCCTCCTCTTTGATTCGGAACGGATCAGGAATCGCGGGGACGGTAAGCTGTTCGCGCGGGCGGTTGAAATGCGCGTTCAGGACATCGAAACATTCACGCTGATAAGCCAGCAGCCGTTCGCGGATTTCCGGTTTCACACGGTTCGCATCGACACCGAACAGCCAGCCGTTGAGATAGTTGATGGGCAGACAGAGGGTTTCTTGATCGCCACCACTGGAAGGTACGGTCATGATGACCGCACCTTTCGCCATGACCTCATGTCTTGTGATTCGTTTTCGTTGCGCGTCCCAGTCCAAACCGATGTTTTCGACGATGGATTTCATGGCGACATAATGGGTGTTGTTTTGAGTAAAAACGGGAACGGTTTGACCGTGAAATTGAATGTTTTGAACTTGGTTCATTTTGATAGTCCTGTTGAAAGTTTCTTAAATGCCCGAGGCGGGCGACCGCGTGGTTAAGAACCCATCAACAGTTGGGCGGACTTATTCCCCGAAAACGGGTCTTGTATTCGTCGCCCACGCGGTCATAGAAACTTCCTGCTATCGAAACAAACAACAAGAAAGAAAATTCTAGACACAAAAAAATCACATTAACGGAGTGATTGCCGCTGTTGATGTGGTTCTTACGCCACGGATGAAACTTTAGACGAATGCCGCCGCGCCGTCAAGAGGAATTTTCAGACGACATAAAAAAAGCCCGACAAATCGGGCTTCAGACGACCCGTTTATTTGCCCTGCCCCTGCGTATATTTACACAAAAATGTTTAAAAAAATACTTGCTATTTAAACATTTTTGTTTATAATACATCTATCCGAACAACAGGAGCAGGCAATGAGATGAAGCAGAGCGAATTTTTAAAATGGCTGATGGCACAAGGCGTTGAAACCAAAGACGGCACGCGGCACATCAAGCTGTATTACAAGGGCAAGCAGTCGCATCTGCCCCGCCACCCGTCCAAAGAGCTGAAAACGGGCTTGGTCGAAGGAATCAAAAAACAGCTCGGTTTAAAATAAGGGCAAGCCCGCAAGGGCTTGCAGAAAGGTTGAGAGATGTACTATCCCGCAAAATTTACCCCCGCCGAGGAAGGCGGCTATGTCGTTACCTTCCGCGATATTCCCGAAGCCATTACGCAGGGCGACGACATGACCGAAGCGGTCGAAATGGCGGAAGACGTGTTGCAGTCCGCAATGGATTTCTATTTTGAAGACCAACGCCCCGCGCCCTTGCCGTCCGTCCCCGAAGAAGGCGAACGCTTGGTCGCGCTGCCCTTGTCGGTTTATTCGAAAGTATTGCTGCTCAATGAAATGCTGGCGCAGGACGTAAGCAAATCGGAACTGGCAAGGCGTCTGGAAACCACGCCGCAAGAGGTTCAGCGGATTACCGGCTTGCACCACGCCACCAAAATCGATACGGTCGTCCGCGCTTTGGCGCAACTGGGCAAACAGCTTGAAATCCGCCTTGCTTGAAAAGCCGTTGAAGAAACGCCGTCTGGAAGTTCAGACGGCTTTTTTATCGGCAATGAAGAAGAAAATTTAAAAAACCCTTAAAAATCAAGATTTAGACAGGGCTGGACGGGGCAGGACAACTTTTAAAACACCTTTTTTCCCTTTAAAATCATAATTTAGACTATTTAGACATACTTTTTTATAAAAATCCGCGTATAGAAAAAAATAAAAACAAAATATGACAAGGTGTATAAAAAAGGAAAAATAAAAACGCGAAGATATATATATATCTTCGCGCGTATGGGATAACTACCCCGTCTAATACGTCTAAAACGTCTAAAATATGATTTTAAAGGGATTTTTTTTGCTACCTACCCTGTCGAAAATACGTCCGACCCTGTCGGGATTATGATTTTAAACGTTTTTTCATATTGCCGACCACTTAAAAACGGTCGGAATCGGAAGCAAGGGCAAACGCTTCAATCTGCTTGCCGTAATAATCTGCCTTGGTAACGGCATTTTCAGCCCAACGGGCGGTTTTGTCCGTATTCGGTGCAGGAAATTTATCCTGGCTTTCGGGGGACATCCAGCTATGCGGTACGGCGAAAAACCGTACCTTCTTCTTCTGCCCATGGATTATCACATCAGAACGGCAATCCGCCAAGCGTTTTGCCATATTTGCATAAAAATTCTTCTGCTGCATATGGAAAGTCTTGGTATCTATGCACCATTTCTTGTATGCCGACCACAAATCGCCCGCCGCGCAAGAGATGAAGGGCAAGCCCAAATCGCCGCGCCACCAGTCGTCCAGAAACGCTTCCCAAGAAGGCTTGTTCAGGTTGATCATCCGCCGTTTGATTTCTGTCGTCAGCGGTTTGGTATGCGGCGTAAACACCCGCCGCGTATCACCGTCCGAATACATCAGCGGCAGCGCATAGAGAAACCGCGCGAATTCGTCCACTCCGCCGTTGTCGATTTCCGCCTGCAATGCCTCGTATTGCGCGTCCGAATACTTGCGGTTGCACGACAAGACCATAAACCGCCTGTCGTTGCTTTCGATGGGGATAGACCGCTCGTCGTTCGAGAAAATGATAAAAGAATTGAAGTCGTTGTGTTTTTCCGCATCGCGCCCTTTGCGCTCCACCATAATCACATCCGACGTAATCATGTTTTTCAGTTTGCCGATGACGTTCAGCCGCTCGTCCGACGGGCTGATTTCCTCGAATATCGTAACCAGTGCAAACAGCAGCGACGCATTGAAGCGCGATTCCAGCGCGTTTTGGTCGAGTTGGCGCAGATACTCGCCGAAAAGCTCTTTGACGACCTTCTCGCCAAACGTCGATTTGCCCACGCCCTGCGTTTCGGAGATAAACACCAATGCGGTAGCGGGCTTTTCGGCTGGTCGTCTGAAACGGCAGGCAAGCCAGTTCAGAACCCATTCCGTGCAAGCCTCGCTCAAATTGCCGTTGCCCGAACACAAATGCCGTACCAGCCCGATAATGTTTGCACATTTCGGAAAATGTTTTTCCAATTCAGCCAGCGGCGTTTCCGGCGCGAACGGCTTTTCAGGCGCTTCAGCCTTTTTCGGCAAGCCCTTGAACGCATTGATATGGCTTAATTTCTCGTTTTTATACACCACACCTTGCGGCATATCCGGCTTAAACACATAATTGCTCATCGGACAGACGAGGCGCGCGGGCGACTTGCTCCAGTCGTCAAATTCTTCAGGTACGGCAGCCTTGACCGCCGCCAGCGACACGATGGCTTCCAACTGCCTGTCGTAGGCGTCCGTCGTCCCGTCCAGGTAGATATAGCGGGCAAGCGCGTTTTTAAAAACGGGGCTGACATCCGCCATCGCCTCCAATTTTTTCTGTTTGATTAAAATCCCCGCCTTAAGCTCCGATAGCTTGTTTCTATCGTGCAGATGAAACCAAGTCAGCACGGCAGGACGCGAAAACACTTTTTCCAACTGGCTTCGGCTGAAAGATTCCCCTGTTTCCAAGTTCAAAACCTTCTCTTTCAACCCGATTTGCGCGTAATTTTTCAACAATTCCGCCAAACGCGGATTTTCTCCGTCGTATTCCGCATCATCGCCGTCCCCGCCGCCCCCTTTCGTTGCCGTGGGCGCATTTTGCGCCGCACGCTCCTTATCGGATAGGCGCGGGAAAGGCTGCCCGTCAATGTCGTCTGAAAACGGGAAAACCAGCGTATCCGCCATCATCTCACGCACCGTCGTCAGCGGCTCGGTATCCGAAATCACGTCTGCAATATCGTAGCCCGACGGCCACACGCCCGGATTCGGAATATTCACGATTTTGACCGTACAGCCCGACTCCTTGAGAACTTGGGCAATCCCCAGCGCCGCCTTCATGCCGGGCTGTCCGCGCCACGGCAGATACGGCATATCCGACGGCTTCACACCCGCCGCCTCATCCTTCTTCGACAGCTTTTCCCGCTGGGAATCGCAGTCAGGCCAAATCAGCACATTGCGCCCGGCAAGCGGCGACCAATCCGCCTTTTTCCAGCCGTTGCAACCGCCCAGCCAAGACACGGCAACCCAGCCCTTCAAATCAAAATACGCCTCTGCCGCCAGCTTGCACTTTTCGCCCTCGACAATCAAAACAGGCGCATCAGGTCTTTCCGCCAAAGCATCCAACCCGAACAGCGGCTGTGGATCCTTTAGGCGGCGGCTTGTCCACTTCTCTACACCCTCGCTGTTTTTCGCCCACACAAACGGCAAATCGGATTTTCCGCCGTCCTGGTCGATAAAGCGCTGTACAACGCAAAGCGGCTTGCCGTCCGCATCGCGGTACACTGCCCGCAAGCCTTCCGCCCGCTCATTTTTACAAAGAAGGTAAACCTGACTGCCTTCCAGATATTTCAGACGACCTTCATCGAACGGCGCAATAGGCTGCCAGCTTTCCCGTTTCGACTTGCCCGTTTTCGGCTCGCCGTCCCATTCCTTCCTTTCGACCGCTCCGAAATTGCCGATGCGCAGCCGCTCGGCGACCGCTTTTAGCGCGTCCCCCTGCCGTCCGTTGCAGAAAAGATAGGCATAGAGGCTGACCAAATCGCCGCCTGCATCGTTCGTCGCATAATCCGCCCACGCGCCCGAATGCGTATTGACCGCAAAACTGCCAAGATGCTTATCCGCCCGCGTCGGATTCAGGGCGAAGAACTCATGCCCTTTATATTTGCCTGACGGAAGCCATTCCGCAAGCAGGTTGTCCACCGCATTCAAAGCCGCATCGGCAACCGTTTTAAAATCCAGTTTGTTTTCCATATCCGTTTGTCCTGCACATTTTTTAGGCGTAAAAAAGGCCTGCCCCCCCCTTGAGAGGGCAGGCTGAATCACTGATTGCGCGTTAATCAGTAATGGGGGAAAAATGAGAAATCCGTACCAAGGCTATGATCTCGTTTCGGAAATCAGGTCGGATACAGAAACCCGACCATTGGTAAGCAAAATTACATTTTCGTAGCACCGCTTCGGTGTTACAGCCCTTCGGTTTTCGATTTGCCACAAAAACGACAGAGACAAACCCAACTTTTGGGCATATTCCGACCTTGCTCCACGCTTAGTCGAAAGCGTTTTAATAAATTCAGCGTGAGTCATATCTGCTCCATTTTTAAACATTAAACAAGTTTAACAGTTATTAAACGCAAAAGCAAATATATTTATTATTTGTTTGTTTAGTAGAAACTAAATAGAATATAAATAATTACTGCTGGGAGATAGCTATGAATAAGTCAGAATTGAAAGAAATACGGATTGAGAATTTAAAAAAATTCTTTGAAGACAAAACTCTACCGACAAAAGACAAAAGCCTCCTGTCTCAATTGATGAGCGGCAAAGCATCTTTTGGCGAAAAAGTCAGCAGACGGCTGGAAGAAGACTACGGCATGGGAAGATATTATTTGGACTCCACGCCAAACAGTCCGATTGGTTCAGATGACGATCAACAAATCCGCTTTGAACGCCTCAACATCGAAGCGGCATGCGGCAATGGTATCGAAAACTTGCCCGCGGAAGTCGTCGATTACGTCAACGTATCGCGCCTGTGGGCAAAAGACAAATTCGGCGGAAACCTGTCCCACATTAAAATCATCACCGCACGCGGCGACAGCATGGCAGGAACTATTGATGAAGGCGACGTTATATTTGTCGATACCGCCGTTACTGAAATGATGGAAGACGGCGTATACCTGATTCATGTTTCCGACGGCCTGCGCGCCAAACGCCTGCAACGTACCGTTACCGGCGGCGTCAAAATCCTAAGCGACAACAAACGCTACGAAACCGAAACTGTAGAGAAGCATGACCTTGAACAGCTTAAAATCTGCGGCAAAATCAAAGGCGCGTGGAAGCTCGAAGAGATGTAGCAGAAAAAAGACTGTTACCGGCAGAAGGCTATGGATTTAAAATACTTGAACAACTGATTTATTACCGCATATTGCGCGGTATAACTAAAAAGATATAATATATAAAAAAGGGCACGCATGGAGCTGACCGTCCACTTTAACGCCGAGCAGGATTTAGACCGCCTCTTTGAAAAAGACGAAGACGCGGTCGGTTATCTCGATACCGTCATTGAGATGATTCAGGCGGACTCTGCTATTTTTGATGGCTTATACAAAAACAGATACTTCAGAGAATATGGCGAACCCATAGGCCCGATTGACTTGGAAGTGAAACCCATATTGTCATTATGGGAAAAAGACATCAAAGTTTTGCGCGTCCGATTTGGCAGCGAAGAAGCCGCCGGATACAGAATAATTTACGCACCATGCCATGAAAAACAGCCAAACGGCGCGTATATCCGCCGCATAGATATATTGGCTGTTGTAAACAAGAAGACAGACAAATTTGACTATCAGGCAGAACACCCAATCACAAAACGGATTATCAAAGACTATGAAGAACTGTACTCCAACTAACGGCACATGGTTTCAAATGGGTGCAACACTCACTGTTGCCGTGGCCGCCTGCACAGTATCAACACCTACATCCGCCACCCCCGTCACCCACATAAACTGCCTGCGGATAAACGGGCAGATTAAATGCATCAAACCGATCAGCCCCAACACTACCCCCGCCGCAGAGCATATTGAACATGTACGGAAAAATCCGCGCCGCAAAGCAGCGATGGACAGGGCGGCAGCGAAAATTGCCGATAAAATAGCCCTCAAAGCAGGCGGAGAGACATTTGTCAGCCTGAGGATGAAAAAGGGGTTTACCCAGTCTGAATTGGCAGCCGCCGCAGGATTGCGTCAACCCTATCTGTCCCGCATCGAAAACAGCAAACAATCCCTACATAATGAGACTGTACAAAAACTGGCAAACGCATTAGGCGTTTCCCCGCTTGAAGTTCGCGCAGCGTTTGAACAGCAGTACGAATATATGGAGCAGGCATGATTCACTTAAATGTCCACTATTGCGATGAAATCATCCGCCATGCGGAAAATGACAAATACAGTCTGATAGGTATATTTCCCGATATATGCCATATCCCGGCGCAACAATCTATTTTAGGTCGTCTATGCCTGTCTATTTCATTTTACGCCGAAGATGAGTATATGCAGACATTGCAAACCCAACCAATCTTTTTAGAGATTGTTCACAACGACGATGTAATTTCCAATTTTGAAATCCCGCCGTATGATAGTGTCGGTCAAGAAGAAAGTATTTCATTCATGCTGCACCAAACAGTTAGCGGCCTTCCCGTTTCTAACGGTGACCGTATTTATGTAAGAATGAAAACACACAACCATATTCTCTCCGAGAGCCACCCTCTGTTTTTTTCTTGGCTTCCTTACCACTCATAACAATCCCAACACCTCAGCCTAAATTCACTTTGAAAAAACCGCCCACTGGGCGGTTTTCTTTCACCTAGACATCCAAAACCGCCTACCGCCAGTCCCGTTAGGCATTTTTTTTTGCAAATTAAATTCCCTTAAAAATCAGATAATTTAATATTTATTGAACAAACAATAAACTTTTTACTTGACTATGAATTAAGTGTTTACTAAACTACATCCATCGAAACAAACAACAGGACACAGTAATCATGAAACCCATCTACGTTAAATTCGGCACCCACGCCACCGCCGGCAAAGTCGAAGTCGCCACATGGCAGGACGGCAAACTAGCCATTCAAAAGCGCAACAGTTCCCGAGAAGGTGGCGGTATTTACAGCGAAACCGCCCGCCGCGAAGCCAAAACTCTGAAAGATGCAGTGCGACTGGTACAAAACATTTACCCCCACGAAATCGTTTCAACATAAAGCAAAAGGTCGTCTGAAAGCGTGAATCTTCAGACGACCTCCACAAAACCCCACCCCGAAAGACCCCAAAATGACCATCACAGAAGAATACTCTATCGACATCCGCGTAACCGCCGAAACCACCCACACTGCCTACGGCCACCCCGTAGAGCACTACGGTTGCGACATCATCAACACCGACGGCGAACTCATTGTCGGACTTGTTCCCGAGTACAAAACTCCCATGGCGGCAGTCAAACAAGCACTGACAGCCCTAACTCAAAACGATCTGCAAAAAGCCTGCTGATTTAAACGGAGATAAAAATGAAACATTTTTCAATTAAAAAAAATCTTTTGAAAGCCGCCGCTGCCGCAGCAGCAAACAACGACCCAAGACATTACATCAACGGCGTTTTCCTCGATAAGGAAACAGGCGAAATCAAAGCAACCGACGGTCATGTACTTTGCATTATCAAACACGAAGAACTGAAAGAAATCGATGAAGACATCTTCATTCCAAACATTGTATTGGGCGCGGTTTTAAAAGACAGAGAAAGCGACATTGCCAATATCGAAATCAGAGACGACTGCATTGCAGTGGGCGCATTAGAGTTTAAAAAGCCTGACACATCCGACTTCCCCAAAACACAAAGAATCGAAGAATACGCTAAAGATCCAGTCATGATTGAAGACGTGATCAATCAAAATCTGGCCATTGACATCAGCTTGATTAAAAAATTGGATAAATGCCAAAAAAGTTTAGGTTTCAAACACCCCATCTTCTTCCCTTTTTATCTGTCAAACAAAAACAAGGACGGCGGAATATGCTCAATTTTATTTAAATTCAAAAACTGCCGCTTCTACATCATGCCAACAAGAGCGCCGGAAGGCGGACTTTAATTGCATAAGGATTGAAAATGAAAACCCTGCTCACCCCAACCCTACTTGCCATACTTGCAGCCTGCACCACACCTCAACCTTCTCAAGAAACCGAAGTCCAACGCCTCATCCGCCAACAACAGGACGCTGCCGACTTCGCAACCCTGCAACTTGAAAAAACCTACGAACGCATGACCACAGAAGAACGTATGCGTGGCATCGTTTACGGAGAGTAAATATGGAAAACATCATCAACATCGCCACCGCCATTATTATTATTGCCGTACTGATGGCTGCACTCATCATGTTGACAGTAGAAATAATGGTACAGAACCGAATTACAAAAATACTAGAAATCCTCTTCCAAGAAGAAGAATAATGCCGCCCATCATTGCCCTGATACTAATCATCCTTCAAATCATCACCGAGCGCATCACCGGCATTAAATTCAAACGGTGGGCGGACGGCACCACGAAAGACACAAAATGACCCTGACAGACCGCATACAGCATACCCAAATTAACACCCAACCCAATATAGGCTTCCGGCATCACGACGGCAAATGGCAGGTAATCGAATACCAGCCTCCCCAATATAACAAAAAACACTGGACAAAAAATAACGCAGGCAGACGGCGAAGCACCAAAGTTCTGAAAGAATTCACCACCCGAACAGACGCGGAAGACTACGCAGAAAGAATCAGACAACAACACAAGGCACACTAAAAATGGAAAACCTACCTACCCGCCACCGGCTCATGCTCATCTACGGCAAAACCCATATCACCCTCGAACAGGCCACTGCCGACTGGTTACCGCACATAAACGAAAAAACCGCCCGCCGCCGCGCCAAAACCCAAACCCTCCCATGGCCGGTCATCAATACGGACAACAGTCAAAAAAGCAGCCAATTCGTCAGTCTTACCGCCATCGCCGACTGGCTAGACCAACGCGAACAGCAGGCAAAAACCGAATGGCGGAAAATACATGGATAA